TAATGCCGTAACAACGACGGGGCTTCGCGGCCCTGTCGTCTTTTCTAAAGGTGCGTTCAGAATGTCTAAAATAGAAGACGCATTGCCGATTCCAACGCATTGCGATTACTGTTGTTCAGTCAATGTCGAATTGACGACGAACGATAAAATATACGGTCGAATTTACGGCGAATGGCCGCACGTATATTATTGCAACGACTGTAAAGCCGCTGTCGGTTGCCATCCGAATACATTTATTCCGCTTGGTCGCATGGCCGACCGCGAAACGCGCCAGCTTAGAACGAAAGCGCATGGCGCATTCGACCCGCTTTGGCGAACTGGCTTTATGAATCGAAGTAAAGCTTATCAATGGCTTGCCGCATCGCTTGGCATTGATTATTCAGTTTGCCATATTTCTTGGCTGTCGAAAGACCAACTTAAACAAACCGCCGCGATTTGTGCCGAATACTTGGACACGAACGCAAAAGCCCTTGAACGCCGGAAGGAAAAACAAAATGCAAAAGCCCTTGAACGAAACAAGCGAACAAGTCGCGAAATCCACCGAAGGAAAACAAGCCGTTGACTTGAATTCGCCGGGCGTTGCAAAAGCCCTTGCAAAACGCATTGCAACAGATATTGACGAATATTGCGCCAAAGTTTACGACGACGGCCCGCGCCGCCATTTGGGCGCGTCGCTTATCGGGCATGAATGTTCGCGGTACCTTTGGTATGTTTTCCGTTGGGTTCACCATGAAAAGCACGACGGGCGGCAACAACGTTTGTTTAATCGTGGGCATCGTGAAGAAGCGCGCTTTGTCGAATGGCTTGAAGGTATCGGCTTTAAAGTTTGGTTCGAAGATGAAAACGGCAATCAATTTCGAATCAGTGGCGTAAATGGGCACTTCGGCGGTTCGCTTGACGGCGTTGCACTTTTGCCGGAACGTTACGGAATTACCGAACCTGTTTTGTTGGAATTCAAAACCAACGGAACCGGCGCGGGTTTCAATAAACTTATTTCTGACGGAATGCCAGTCGCAAAACCGCAGCATTTCGCCCAAACTTCAACGTATGGGCATAAAGGCGTTCAGGGTACGAAGTTTCGCTTTGTCGTTTATCTGAACATTTGCAAGAACGACGATAATATACATATTGAAGTTACCGAATTGAATCACAAGCTTGGCGCGCAAATGGAAGCCAAAGCCGAACGTATCATTATGTCGCAAACGCCCCCGGCGCGATTGTCAGACAATCCGACGTTTCGCGATTGTGGATGGTGCGGAATGAAAGGCGTTTGCCACAAAGGCGACAAACCCGCCGTAAATTGTCGCAGTTGCGCTAATGCGTCGCCGGTTGAAAATGCCGAATGGTTTTGCAGCGTGCATAATGCAAATATTCCGCGCGAATACATACCGCAAGGATGCCCACAATACAAGGCGATTACCGAAAATGTTTAAACCGCGTTGGTATCAAGAAGAAGCCGAATACGCGATTTTTGAATATTTCGCGCAAGGCAAGATCGGGAACCCGGTTTGCGCCATGCCGACCGGAACCGGCAAAAGCGTTGTAATCGGCAACTTCATTCGGCATATCTTCGGATATTGGCCGAATCAGCGAATAATGATGCTTACGCACGTTAAAGAACTTATCGAACAAAACGCCGAAAAGCTTATGTCGATTTGGCCGCATGCGCCGTTAGGTATTTACAGCGCCGGGCTTAATTCGCGCGATATGATTATGCCGATTGTGTTTGGCGGCGTTCAGTCGGTCGCGAAAGCGATTCAACGAAGCCTTGAAGAAAACGACGGAAGACCGGCGCATTTAAAGCATTTCGGTTTTCGTGATTTGATTTTGATTGACGAATGCCATTTGCTAGGCCCGAACGAAGATACAATGTATCAATACGTTATTACGGAATTGAAGAAAATCAATCCGTATTTGAAAGTCATTGGCTTTACGGCGACGCCTTACCGACTGAAACAAGGCATGATTACCGACGAAGGTTTGTTTTCTGACCTTTGTTATGATATTACCGGCATTGAAGCGTTTAACCGGCTTATTGCCGAAGGCTTCATTGCGCCGCTAATTCCGAAGCGCACAGTTACCGAAATTGACGTTTCAGGCGTCGGATTATCAGGCGGCGACTTCAACGGCAAACAGCTTAACGCCGCCGTCGATAAAGACGAAGTTACATACGCCGCCGTAAAAGAAATGGTCGAACAAGGTTACGACCGTAAAAGCTGGCTTGTGTTTGCTTCAGGCGTTGATAATGCCGAACATATCGCCGCCATGCTGCAAAGCTTCGGCGTAAACGCCGCCGCGACGCATTCGAAGCTTTCGACAAGCGACAACGACAACCGCATTGCAGCATTCAAAGCGGGCGAACTTCGCGCCTTGGTCAACAACAACAAACTTACAACCGGCTTTGACCATCCCCCGATTGATTTAATCGGCATGCTTCGGCCCACACTATCGCCGGGGCTTTGGGTTCAAATGCTAGGCCGTGGCACGCGCCCAAGCCCGGACACTGGCAAGACGAATTGCCTTGTTCTTGACTTCGCAGGTAATACCCGAAGGCTTGGGCCTATCAATGACCCGGTAAAGCCGCGTAAGCCCGGCAAAGGCGCGGCGGGCGACGCACCGATACGCATTTGCGACAGTTGCGGCGTTTACAATCATGCTTCGGCGCGTTATTGCTGCAATTGCGGGGCCGAATTCAGCTTTGAAACAAAAATATTTAAGACCGCAGGAAACGAACAGCTTTTGCGAAGCGACGCGCCGATTGTTGAATACTTCAACGTCACAAGGGTAATTTACAACTTGCATGAAAAGAAAGACGGCAACGGAATTGCAATCGCGCCGCCGTCAATAAAGGTTTCGTATTTTTGCGGTTTTCAAATGTTCAACGAATGGATTTGCTTAGAACATCCTGGCATGGCTTCGAAGCGTGCCCGCGATTGGTGGCGGCAAAGACACGTTGAAGAACCGCCCCCGACGACTTACGAAGCATTGCGCCGGGTTTCTGAATTGCGCGTACCGACGAAGGTTCGCGTTTGGACAAACAAAAAATATCCCGAAGTTTTGGGTTACGAATATTGAAAGGGCTTGACAAAATGAGTAAACGCGCCGAAGATTGGAAGAAGTTTGCAAACAAAGTTGAAACGCATATTGAAGAATACACTGTTCCGCAGTATGGCGACAAAGGCGACGACATTGCAAGCGAATACACGCCGGAACATTGCATAAATCAGGTTAAGAAGTATTCGGCCCGGTTCGGCAAGAATTCACGACCGGGGCAAAGCAAGCTTGATTTGATGAAAATTGCCCATTACGCGCAAATGGCTTACGAAGCATTGGAAAACGAAAATGACAACTGAACTTGAAACAGGCGTTGAACTTCCGCCCGAAGAACCGAAGAAGAAAACCCGCGCCCGGCGTGCGGCAAAGCCGACACAACCGAACGTTGCGGCTTCGCTTATCGCGGCGTTGAAGTTCGTTAGCGTCGCACAAAAGAAGATCGGCACGCCGACGCAACAGCATTGCGCAATTTCCGGCAACTGGATTGCAGCAAGCAACGGCGTTATCATGGCGGGCGCGAAGATTGAAGAAGACTTGACCGCGTGCCCGCAAACGTTGCAATTCATCGACGCCTTGGCTAAATGTGGGCAAGAACTGAACATTACCCAACTTTCAGAAAATATACTGTCGGTTAAATCCGACAAGTTCAAAGCTTTAATTCCTTGCGCAAGTTTTGCCGAACTTGAATTAAGCGCGCCCGACGAACAAATTGCGACGATTGACGACCGCATTAAAGCGGCGTTTGAATGCGTCGCTTGCTTGGCGGTCGAAGGTGCCCCGAACGCGGTTCATGCGGCCTTGTTGCTGCAATCCGGGTCGGCTGTCGCGACGAACGGCTTTGCCTTGCTGGAATACTGGCACGGTATCGACTTGCCGCCCATGCTCATTCCCAAGGCGTCAGCGGTCGCCATTGTGAAGGCGGGTAAGCCGCTTACGGGCTTTGGCTTTTCCGGTACGTCGGCAACGTTTTGGTTCGAAGATGGTTCGTTTATCAAGACGCAACTATACGGCGAACGTTACCCGCATTACGGGCAAATTCTGAACGTTGAAACGAACCCTTGGCCGTTACCTGACGAATTCTTTAAAGCTGTTCATGCTGTCGAATCGTTCAGCAAAAACGGTATCGTTTATTTCGACAACGGGCTTTTGTCGTCGCGCGAAGTTGAAGCCGAAGCGACAACGTATAAAGTTGAAGGTTTACCCGAAGGAATGGGCTTCAATGCGAAGTATCTTACGATGCTTGAACACGCAATTAAAACGGCACATTTCGACAAGGAAAGCAACAAGCTTTATTTCTTCGGCGACGCTGTACGCGGCGTCTTAATGGGCGTAAAATTGAACATTCCGACGCCGGATAACGACGAATCTTCCAACGACATACCATTTTAAGGCGGCATGAATGTTAGATGAAAACGGCTTTCTAACCAAGGCAAAGCGTTCGAAGGCGATTGCTTCGCGTTTGCTTTCAACGCTTGTTCGAAGCCTTGTGCCGGTCGAATTTATGACCGACGAAGAACTTATGAAAGTTCCAACAGGAAGCGTTTTCGTTTTCGACGTTGAAACTTACCGAAATTTCTTTTACGTCGCGTTTAAATGTCTTACAAACGGCAAGTACATTGCGTTCGAACAGTCGCCAGCTTACGAACTGAACGCAACTAAACTTAATTGGATGTTATGGCGGTTTTGTTTGGTCGGCTTTAATTCGAATAACTATGATATGCCAATGGTCGCGCTTGCAATTAAAGGCGCGTCGTGTAACGAACTTAAAGAAGCGTCGGACTTTATCATTAAAAGCGGGCCGAATTGGGGAACGAAGAAAGTTACGCAATTTGACTTCGAAAAGAAATACAAAGTCAAAATCGAACGATATAACCATATTGACTTATTCAACGTTTGCCCGGTTAATGGCGGCGTAACTGCAAACCCGGCTTCGTTGAAACTGTACGCCGGGCGGTTGCATTGCTTGCGTATGCAAGATTTGCCGTTTGAACCTGAACATATTTTGACGGCGGAAGATGCCGCGATTGTTCGCCCGTATTGCTGCAACGATCTTTCGAACACTGAATTACTGTTTAACGAACTTTCTTCCGAAATTAAATTGCGTATGGAAATGTCGGAAGAATACGGCATTGATCTTCGTTCGAAATCCGATGCGCAAGTTGCCGAAGCGGTTATTAACAGCGAATTGCAAAAGGTTCTAGGCTATTACCCGCGCAAGCCCACAATAAGCGAAGGTACAGTTTTACAATACAACGTGCCTTCGTTCGTTCGCTTTCGGTCGCCTGAACTGAACGCAATTTTGCAGCAAATCACGAATGCACGTTTTGAACTTGACGGCTTGGGTTCGCCAGTATGGCCGAAAGACCTTGGCGAAGTTGAACGCGAAAAAGGCAAAGACGCCAAGACGGTTTTAAAAATCAAAATCGGCAACAGCATTTATAAATTGGGAATGGGCGGGCTTCATTCCAACGAAAAGCAAACCGGGCACGTTGCAACCGACGAAATCATACTTGCCGATAATGATGTTGAGTCTTTTTATCCGCGTATCATTTTGAATCAAAATCTTTTCCCGTCGCATTTAGGCGAAGCATTCTTGCAAGTTTATGAAACGATTGTAAATACGCGGGTTCATGCCAAAGGCGAAGCCGGTAAAGCCAAGAAGGCGGGCGACAAGGCCGGGGCGAAGCGTTGGAAGACCATTGCCGACAGTTTGAAGATTACGATTAACGGAAGCTTCGGCAAACTTGGCAACAAATATTCAACGCTGTATGCGCCGCAATTGATGCTTCAAGTAACCATTACCGGGCAACTTGTTTTATTGATGCTTATCGAAATGTTGAACGACGCCGGTATTGATGTAATCAGCGGCAATACCGACGGTATCGTTTCGAAGTATCATAAAGACCGACATAATGAAGTTCGGGCCATTATCGCCGAATGGGAAAGACAAACAGCTTTCAAGACTGAAGAAACCCGTTACGCGGCGGTTTACAGTCGCGACGTGAATTCGTATATTGCCGTCAAGACTGAAGGCGGCGACGCTGAAGCCCGCTTTTTTGATGAACAATTAGGATGCAAGACGAAAGGCACTTACAGCGAACGCGGGTCGGCGCTTAATTCCATTTTGTCGAAGAACCCCGAAACGCTTGTTTGTTCCGACGCTGTTATTGCACTTATCAAGAACAAAACGCCAATTGATAAAACGATTAAAGAATGCCGCGATATTCGGCGTTTCTTGTCAGTAAAGAACGTCAAAGGCGGCGGCGAAAAGAACGGCGTTTATCTTGGCAAAGTTGTTCGTTGGTATTACCCGAAAGGCGAAGCCGGTTATATATCGTATCTGTTAAGCGGAAACAAAGTCGGCAAAACTGACGGCGCGCGCCCGATTATGGATTTGCCCGACGAATTCCCGAACGACGTTGATTACGAACGATACATTACGGAAGCCGTCGAAATGCTTTATGATTGCGGATACTATAAAAAAGCAACGACGCAACAATTGCAGTTCTTTTAAAGAAAAAGCCCGGCGAACCGGGCTTTGTTTTGCACTTATTTTATTACGCGCATTTAAAAGAAAGATTTATAGAAAGCGGAACATTTGCACCGCCGCCGACGGGTTGAACATCGCCGTTTGAATAAATGCGAACCCAAGCAACCGCGCCGCTTGTTCCGTTGATAATCAAAGCATCGACTTGATTTGCAGGCCGATAACCAAGCGGAAGATTAAACGCAATTGCGCCACCACTTCCAGTATTGTCAATCGTTCCGTTTAAATGAACAGTATTGCCGCCTTCGCGGCAATAACGAATCGGTTCATATGCTGCGTATTGCCCGTTCCAATTGGCGTTCATTGTCGGCGCAAACCAAGCGCCGTCTTTCAAATGGCCGTTTTCCAAATTATCACGAATAACAGTAGGCCAAGGCGAAGACAAAACAACAGGCCGTTCAAAGCCGCTAAAAAGATTACCCGACCAAAGATTGTCGCCGTTTGACGTATAACCCGCGTTGTCGTGCAATATAGTTCCGGCCATAGGATGCCGAATTTCAGTAGGCTGCGCATAAAAGAAATTATTTCCAAGATAGCGACAGCGGGCATGACCGTAAATTGGAATCTTTGCGGTATCTGTTCCGCAATCCGCAGTATTGCCAATGAATTGCAAATTCAGACAATCGACAAGCATTAAACTGTTTGACGTGTTAGTTACCGGATTTACAACTAAAGGCGCTTCGGCATGCGTAACGTTGGACAAACAAACATTACCTAAAACAAGCTCCCAATTCCAAAGATTCCATAATGCCATGCCGATGGCGTAATTATGGTTAATCGTATTGCCGATAATAACATTATGGTCTGGATTTCCGGGGTTTGACGTACTGCCAGAATTCAAATAAAGACCAATCGCATTATCTGTAATGATATTTGAAAGAACGCCAGTATTTGAAAGTTTGCCAATAATGCCGTATCCGCAACCCGGAACGGGCGACCAATTTGTTTTAGCGTTGTTCAAACCATTGGAATAAATGCGATTCATCGCAATATATTGATATTCCGAATCGTTCGTATTAATACCAATTCCGTTTTTATAAATTTGATTTGCAAAAATTGAACCGGGGTTTGCAACGACGCCGCCCGTTACTTGAAGTTCAATACCGCGCGCCGCGAAATCGTGAATTTTGCAATGAGCAATCGTATAACCCGGCCCGGTACAAAATAAACCGAAATCCGAATCTTGATTGTCGTTTGTCATTTTAATTCCAGCGAATTCAATTCCCCATAGCGTCGCAGCGCCGGAAATATTGAAAAATTCACCGCTTGCGCCGCCGCCTTTGACAATACCGGGGCCGAACATATGCACGTTATCGCCAGCAACAAAACCGCCGGGGCAGTAATAAACACCGTCGCGCGGTATGTGGATAGCTTCGCCGGAACTGATAGCGTTTTGAAACGCGGTTGAACAATCAAAAGCGCCCGTCATATCGCTAATGCTATTATGAGGAACGCCGCCAAAGTCGCGAATTGAACGCGATTCTTTCATTTTTTGTTCCGCCGTCATAACAACAGTATTCGGCAAACCGGGATTGAAGTTAATTGCATTCATCGAAGGAAGAACGCCGTTTAATTCAATTTCTTTTCGTGCAAGAAATGAACGAATTGTTTCAACGGGTACATTAAACCGCGTTAAATAAGTGCCAAGGGCATTAACGAAATCGTCAACACGTTCTTCATTTTCTTTAAAACGTTGAATTCCTTCGTCGGCTGGAAGTAGTGCCATTTTAATTACTCCTTAGTGTGGGCTTGTTTAAATATAATCGCCGTCTTCATTGACAACGCCGTTTATTAAATCTTTGTCGTTACTGTAATAACGTGCGTCGTAATTCACCGCGCGAACTGTTGAAGTGAAATTGCTTTGCGACGACTTTTCAGTAACCAAAAACGCATTTTCGCGCGGTTCCGTGTTGCCCACAAGTATAAACGTCGTTCTTGCGTACAAATCGTCGTCAAGGGCCAACGGAAGACGCGGGGCGCGGCTTAAAACGACTTGCCGGGCCGTTGCGCCCGCTGTAACCGGAATGCTTTCAAGCGTGCCGTCGATATGCTGAATAAACAATGAATACGCCGTTGCGTTTGTCAAATCAACGTTTTGCGAAAGCGTCAATTGTAAAACATTTTGCGAAATAACTTCGCCGTCTTGCGTGTCCGGGCGTGTATTATCAGCGACTAAAATACGATCATTTCGTACCAACAAATCGGCTTCTTGCGTTGCTGTAAATTCGGTAATTGCGTTTTGAAAACGAATCTTATTCCAAAGTCGCCAAGCATGAAAATGCGCTTGAAGCTTCGAACGAATGCCCAAGCTTTCAGCTTCTTTCGGATTAATCGCCGAACGATCTTCGGGAATGTAATAAGTTACAAGCGCGTCGTCGGAAGGGTCAACGTATTGAAAAGAAACGCCGTCGTTGTTATCTTGATTGCCGAAACGAATTGTTCGCGTTTCCGAACCCGGTAATTTGTTTCGATGGTTGAACAATAACGTACTATCGTCGGTTTCACGTTCGAAGTTCAGCTTTACGATATTGCCGCGCCGGTACGCCGTACAAAAAACCGAATCGGCAATTGATTTAACCGTTTCTTCGAATGAAAGGTTGTTGCTGTCAAACGTATATGAAAATTCAGCCGCCGCATTGTTTCCGAAGTATTCGCGAACTTCCGCAATCGCATCATAAATACTATTAAAATCAATTTCGGCGACTTGCCGATTTCCAATGCGCGAATCAAGGCAAATTGCCGAAATGATTTCGTCGGCGTTGTTCGTTGCGTACAGTTCTTCGGTGAAAGTCGAACCGCTAACGCGAACCGGAATTTGCCGCGTTGCAATCATGTTCAATTTGCGTTCTTTCAACGCAAGCGCCCCGGCTGTTGCATAAGTAACGCTTTGAACCGTCGTAACATTACCAAAATGCAATTCGGCAACGGGCGCAACGGCGTAAACGTCGCGCCATTTAACTTCGTCAACAACGGAACCTTCAAACGCCAAATCTGAAGGCGTAACACGCCGGGCGCGAACGCGGCAAAGGCCGGTAAACGTCGGGCTTGCTTGCAGCGTAACGGCGCGGGTACTGCGATACGTTGCCGACCCTTGAATTGTTGCTTGGAACGCTTCAGCGGCCCCGCGCGTTGAACCATCCGGGTTAATTGGCGTCGCTTCAAGTTCAAGCGTTACGTCGAAGCGTTGTTGATTCTTTCCATTGTCTTTATACAAACCTTGCAAAGCAACAAAGTTTGAAAACACTTGCGACAAGTTTGCAGTATCCAAAACAAAAGAACCAATCCACTTCGGCCCGGTTGTTGAAAGCGTCGGGCTAATATAAGAGGTTGTTGTAATATCATCCCAAGCCGCATTAACAGCCGAAGGATTCGACAGCGTAACAATTCCAGCGGATACCGAAAGAATCGTATAAACGCCAGAAAGGTTATAAATTTCCGCGCCGTTTGGAATGCGAATCGCCGCGCTTGTTGCAAGGCCGATTGCTTCCGACCATTTCGGATTTACCGAAGAAGGTGAAGAAAGATTTACGCGGCAATAATATTGCGTGTAAGGCGAACCAAATTCAGGCGTAATTGTTTCGGATTCAAGCGCAACCGACGCGATTGTATAAATACCCGACAAGTCGTAAGACGTTGACCAAAAGCCGTCGGCGTCAGTCGAAGAAAACAAAGCGCCTGTAAGAACGCATTCTTTGCCAGCTTGGTACAATGCCGGAAGTGTTGAAGACGCAATGTTAAAACGAAACGAAGTCGTATTTGCCGTAATTGTTTGCGTTTCTGTTGCATAACTGGCATATTCAGCCGCGCCGGAAACTGTCAATTCATCGCTAGCGCCGAATTTATCGGTAAAGTCGAAAGCCGACGTTTGAATTTCATTCGGCGTTGAAAAACGAATGTTGTTCGCACCGCGCAAGAATTGATCGTTCGGCGCGCGCAAGACTTGACCATTTACAGCATTCGAACGAACGACGTTAAGAACTGGCGTATTAATTGCCGAACCGATGCGCAATTGCGGTTCATCGCCAGAATTCGGCGACGTGAAAGGCGCGTAAATTTCGACTGAAGTTCCGGCAATATCAACGGCGCGCGTTGTGTCGTCGCGTACTTCTAATTCGGGAACGTCGTAATAACCGCGCCCAATCGTCATATATGCGTATTCGACTTCTTCGTTATTTTCGAATATCTTGTAAGGAACTGCGATAAGATCGGGGGTTGCGCGAACCGTTCCGAAAATATCAGGAATACGACCATTCGGGCGCGGTTTGTTTGACCGTTCTGAAAGTTCGTTGTTCGGCGACTGGCTTTGCGTGTTGCGAAGCGTCGGCATTGGCGGTTGTTGCGCCGCCATGACAACCGCAGCAACGACAACAAGCGCGACGATTGCGTAAATAATCGTTATCGGTTCAGCCGGATAAACAACAACGTAAAACGGGCCGTCAAGTTCGGCAAGCCGTTTGATTTCAGCTACGCAAGACGGCGTTACGTCGTTTGAACTTGAAACGTGTTCGTTGTAAATGCGTGCTGTCGAAGGCCATTCGATGAATTCATTCATTAAGAATTCGCGTATGTCTTCGACTTCGTGTTTTGTCCAAGTTTCCGGGTCAAGCGGATTCAATGCAAGCGTTACGATTTTCATTTGTAAAACCCTATCTTTTCGAAGCCGCGCGAAGCAACGTCAATCGGTTGAAATTCAACGCCCATTTCGTGAATATGGAAGACACGACCGCGAACGAAAATACCCACATGGGGCGCGCTTCCGCGTCGTTGCATAAGCGCAATGCAAGGGCTTTCCGGGGCTTCCAGCCGTTTAAATTGGCGTCGAAGGTCGAAGCTTGCTTGCCTTGTCTTCGGCGGCTGTAACAGCCCGCCTAATTTGTGGGCTATGCTTTCGCCGGTCAAGCTTTCCCATACATCGCAAACGAAATGCGCGCAATTATACGTTTCGCGATTATACTTCCGATGAAAGAAAACGTCGATACTCATAAGAAGCCGCGCAACATTGGGAAGCGATCAAGCTTGTAAAGTTCGCCCGTTTTGTTGACATTCAGCGAAGGCGCTTTTGCTTCAAACGTTGAACCTTCAAGTACGATAAACGACATTCGGTTTTATTCCGAAACCGTTATTTGACGCGATTTCGTCAAGTTCTTTCGGCAACACTTCGCCAAGGTCGCCAAGCGTTACGGTAATCGCTTGGTCTAAGTCGTCGCGCGCCCCGGCGTTTTCAACCTTCAGCGGGTAATAGTCGAAAGCCGCCGAAGTTAAAGTTTCAAGCGTTACGGTAACGCCTTGAACAGCGTTACGAACAATGCGATAAACTTTGGTAAAGTTAGGATGCGAAATTTCCAAAAGTTCAAGTTGAACGACGCTTGATTTTGAATTCAAAAAGAATTCGGCGTATGTCGTCATTACAAAACCTCAGGCCAATTTGTGTTTACAATCATGTCTAATATGTCTTCGTTGTATGCAAATGTTTCGCCAAATTCATTATAAACAAAAACGTAATCGGCGGCGTATGGGGAAACTTCAGCCGGGTAAACTTCCAATTCAGCCCCAATAATATACGTCAACCCCATTTGTTGACGAAGCGCCATTGAACCCGGTATAAAATACGCCTTGTGTTTCGTTATTTCGGCTTCGTCAAGCAATAAGCCGATATTAAACGGAACTGAACCGCTAACAGCAACAGCACGATAAAACGACCGCAAGTAACGGTATTTTTCGGGGCCAACCGACCATTGAACAGCAACGCGCGAAGTTGCGCCTAAAACGTCGCGACGATAACGCGCCGCGCCGCCGTCAAGTTGCGTTGCAATGACTTCTTTTCCATCCGTAACCGAATACGAAGCTTGGTCGGGCGGTATGATAAGTTCAACAAGCGCCATAATTACCGCCTTCTTTGTGTTTGAGTGCTTCGGCTAAGCGACTTCGATACGCTTGAATTCGCGTTATTAATTTGCGAAGCAATGACGTTCGGGGCTTCAGTTCGTACCGCCGATTTTGCTTCGTCGCGTGCAATGATACGAATATCGGTTTCGCTCAATTGTTGAACTTCAAAATCTTTCGAAGTTCCGTAATTTTCAATCTTCACGCTAACGCCAGCGCCGACCGTTGAACTTCCAGCGGTCGAACTGTTCATTGCAACCGACGAAGCGCCCCGGTTCATCGCTTCCAGTGTATCGCGATTGCGGGCCGTTGCAGCGGCATTAACGACGAATTCTTTACCGTGAACAACCCCGGCAACTTCTTTTGTACCCACATTACCTGTATAACCGCCCGATTCGAACCCGGCTATACTGGCAAGCGCCAAGCCTTCAGAAAGCGCCGCCGTTGCCGTAATCCCGGCCATTGCGGGCACGCTGTTAGCCCCGAAGCTGGCAAGCGATACCAACGCCGCCGCAGGTGCCCAAGCGGTCGCCGTAACAGCAGCAGCGGCAACCGAAGCCGCCGTTTGTGCCGTGACAGCCGCAACGCCGACAGCTTGCCCCAACGCCGCATTCAACACGTATTGAATGCCAAGTTTGATAAGCGCCGAAATCAAACTTGAAAGAACTTCCTTCGCAACGTTAGAAAGTGCGTCTTGCAAGTTTTCCGAATATACGATTGCCCTGCCAATGCTGTTCGCGAAACCATCCGTAAAGCTTTGAAAGAAGTTACCGAACGCGCCGGAAAGACCCGACATAACGCCTTCATACTGCGACACAATTGAACCAAGGCTTGAAATCATTACGTCTTTAAACGTACCGTCGCCCATTTGCAATTTAAGGTTCGCCATATCGACGCCGATTTTTACAAGTCGGTTCGAATAGTTGTCAAGGTTGATAAGACCCGACGAATACGCTTGGTTCAATGCTTCCGTTTGCTGTTGCAATGAAAGTTGTTTGCCTTGCGTTTCGCTGTAAATCTTGTTCAGTTCTTGGCTTACCGCTTTTTGTTGCTGCAATGCTTCAAGCTTCGTTTGCAATCCGGCGCGGTCTTGATCGTTAAGAATGATACCTTTTTGCAAAAGTTCGTTTTGATATTGTTGCATTTGTTGGGCGATTTCTTGTTGTGGCCCAATTTTCGACAGCGTTTCGAACTGTTGCGAAAGTTCTTTGTTCATTGCGTAAAGCGGGTCGCTTGCGTTCTTGTAAGCTTCCGCCGCTGATACGACAGCACGCGAATAAACATCTTGCGAAATTGCGCCCATTGAAAGAAGCTTTTGCGCGGCGGTTAATTGCGCGTTGTAATCGCGCGCCGGGGCAATTGCGCTTTCGTAAATTTGGTCGAACGCCTGTTGAACCGCTTTGCCTTCTTCGAGCGTTTTAATCTTGCCGCGCAAGCTGTCGCGTTCTTCGTTCGTAAGTTTGATTTTCTTCGAAGCAAGGTTAATTTCGATTTGGTCAAGCTTCGATTGAACTTCGCGTTCAGGCTTCAAGACATTAAGCCCGCGCAATTCTTTATCAAGTTCGGCGTTTACTTGTGCCATTGCACGCGCCCGCAATTCAGCGGCTTTAAGCGCCTTCGGGTCGGTCAACTTGGAAGCCGCACCTTCGCCGCGCAATCCGCCATCGTTCGCCGCTTGTGCGGCTTCAGCGGCCCGGCGTGCCTTGCTAATATCAGCCGCGCGCTTTTGAATTGCGCCGACAGCGTTTCCGACGAAATCCGTATTAAATGCGTCGGCGAATGCACCTTTGACAGTTCCGGCCAAATCCGAAGCCGCGCCGGTAACTTCCATTTTGTATTTATCCAACGAAACCGACAAACCCGTTTCGAAGATTTTACCCATTCCTAATTTTTCAGCGCCAGCGTTCGCAAGTTCGGTAATCTTGTTGACGCCTTCAAGCGCCGCGTTTGCAATCTTCCCGGCAATATCAACGACGAAGTTTAACGCCATTGCGAAAATATCTTTCATCGCGGCGGGAAACAACGACCAACCTTTTGTAATTGCCGAATATGCGCCGACGTAATAACCGATAATTGCGTTTACCGTGTTCTTTACAGTTTCAAGAATGAAGCCGCCAATATTGCGGAACTGTTCACCCCATCCGTTCGTTTTCGACGAAAGAAAATCAATCGCGACGTTCCAAAGCACACCGATTGACGAAGTAAGCGCGCTGAAGCCGTCGCTAATGAAAGACCAAACAGCAAGCGCCGTATCTTTCAACGTAACAAGACCGTCGCCGCTTACTTTTATTTGATCGCCAAACAAAGCGATTGCCGCAACAGCCGCCGTAATGCCCACAACAAGCGCCCCAATCGGATTCGTTGCAATGGCAACAGTAAAGGCCCAAACCGCCGAAGTTGCCGCCGTCAGCAAGCCGACCAAGGCCGGGCCGAATGCGACAAGCAACGCCGCCGCAACGATTGCCAAGCCAAGCGCAAGCGCCTTCATATTTTCGGCAAGAAACAAGATACCCTTCGACATTGCCGCAGTAATGCCAAGTGATTTATTCAGTTCGCCGAAGAATTGCGTTCCTGAATTCTTCAAAACAACCATTGCTTGCGATATTGTGGGCAACGTCTTTGCAAACTTGCGGTCGATTTCGTCAGCCGCACCGGCAAACGCTTTGCGCATAATTTCGGCGGTAATCTTGCCTTCAGGTGCAAGGCGCAACAGTTCGCCGCGCGTTACTTTCATTTGCTTTGCGATTGCGTCGGCGGCAAGCGGCATCAATTCCATTACCGAACGGAATTCATCGCCGTCAAGCTTGCCTTTATTAAACGCTTGCGACAATTGCAGCAAACCCGAAGCGGCTTCGCCTGAAGTTGCACCGGATACGATAAGCGATTTATTAACCGTTTCAGTCAAACGAAGCGATTCTTGTTGCGAAGCGCCAAGCCCTTTCATTGCCATATCAAAGCGCGTAAAAGCTTGGGCGGTTTCTTGAACCGGCGCGCGTGTACGATTCGCAATATTGAAAACTTCGTTCGTTACCGTTGCAAGTCCTTGTTCGGTTTCGGTAACGTTCTTCAATTTGTTTTGAAGCGTCGTATATGCGTCGGCGGCTTGCAAAACGGCATGCGCTGAAAGACCAACGCCGACAAGTGCGGCGGCACTTCGAACAAAGTTCATAATGCCGCGCCCGGCCCCATTCGCCGAATTTGCAACCCGGTCTTGCGCTTGCTGAAGCCGAAGCGCCGCCAATGCCGCGCGGTCGGCGGCGGCTTGGGCTTGTGCCGTGGCGGCGGTTGTCCGGGCTTGTTCAGTCGCCAGCCGTTGCGCCGCGTTGGCCGTTTGCTGTTGCGCTGTCGCCGCGCGTGCGGTTGCATCCGCCAAGCGTTGCGCGGCTGTTGTGCCTTGGGTTTGGGCCGTGCTGGCGCGCGTCGTGGCGGCTTTGGCGTTCGCGGTTGCCGCCGCCGTGCGCTGAAGTTCAGTAGCAAGGCGTTGATTCGCCATCGCGTTTTGACTAACGGCAAGCGTCGCTTGTGCCGTAGCTTGTTGAAGTTGGGCAAGTGCGCCGTTATTCAACGTTGCAAGCGAAGCTTTCAATCTGGAAACAGCGGAATCAGCGTCGCGCGAAGCCGCCGCAATGGCAAGAATCTTCGCGCTGATACCCGGCGAAACTTTATCTTGTATTTGAATATCAATGCGTTCGTCGGACATTTCGACCCCTTAAAAACGAAGCTTCGCCTTTTTAACCATTTTACGACCGATTAAAACGGCGCGTTCAACGAAACCCGCCGGGGCTTGCTTGGAATACCCGTCGTTTAATCGACGAATATACGGTAATACGTTGCTGATATAGATTGTAACACCGGGGCGCTTTTGCTTCAATATATTACGCCCGGCTTCTAATGCCGCTTGGGCGCTTGAATTGCGGCTTGAACCGCCTTCGCCGGGAAAATACGGCGGTATTTTATTATCAATTGGCGAACCTAACGATACTTGCCAGTTCGATAAAGCTTGCGAAGTATCGACGGGGGTTTTATAAACCAAATCGCCTAATATAGTTTCAGCCGTAGAAACGGCAACGCGGCAAGCTTCAGAATCAAGCTTTGCCGCGCGCTGTTCAAGACTGTTCGCCAAATCTAACAATGTCTTTGCCATTACTTACCCGCCTTTGGCTGTTTCTTCGACAATCGCAATAAATGCGCGTTGTCCATCTTTCGGATAAGGTAAAGCAAATCTTCGGTTTGTTCTTCGTCGAATCTGTAAGCGACTGAATATGCGTTAATACTTGTCCAAGGAATCGGCGTAAGTGCTAACGCATGGGTTCGTTCGGCGTCAAGATCAAAGAACGCTTGCAAATAAACTTGCAAACCGTTTTGCAGTTCCGGCGCATTTGCTATGCGTTCGGGCATTGGTTCGCCGGAACGCATAGCTTGTTTTGCAATGTTTTGTTCTACCGGGGCTAAATCCAACAAATAGAACAAAACATCAATTAGTTTTTTGCTTCACCTTCTAGCGATTCGTCGCGGAACAACGACGCCTTCTTTGCCTTTTCTTGCAAGTCGTCGTAAAGTTCCGGCAATTCGCTGAAGAACTTCAAAGCGTTTTCTTTGGTAAACGAAATCGCTTTACCGTCGCGGCCTTGCACGTTCGACCAACCGAGCAAAACGGTATCGACGAACACGCCCATAAACAGCGATTCGGCCAAATCATTGTTCATGGTTTCAAGTTCAATTGCGCGACGATGCGGGCGCGTTGCGCGTTCAAGCGCCTTCGTGTATTTCTTGTTTGCCTTCGACATACGCGAAATACGAAACGTCGGTACGGTCTTATCGGCATTCGCGCCGTAAGTTACTTCGACGCCTTCAACTTCGGCTTCTTTGTTCGTGGCAAATTGTTCGTAAAGCGACATTTTTATAACTCCTTCAGATTAAAACCGGGGCAACGCGCCCCGGCCTTGATTTCAACAATGGTTAAGCGGGCATGCCCACATTTGGCAAGTACGAAAAGAACGTTGCAAGCATGGTATAACCCGCCGTGTTTTCCGCGCCGCTTGCTTCAAGCGGAACGGTAATCGGATTGTCTTTTTCGACGTTGATACGACCGCCGCCCAACGACACAAGCGGGATATCGAACGCAACCCCGGCGTTACTTTGTGCGGCAATGATGTTCAACGCAACATCGGAATTATTGCGCACCGCTTGAACAGCGCCGACAGTCGTAAAGTACGCCGTAACGGAACCGGAAACTTCGAAGTCGCCCGCTGTTGCATCGAACGCGCCAAGAACGCCAATTGCCTTCGAAGGCGAAACGTTGTTGTTAATGGCAAGCGTCATTTCGGACACGTAACCGAACAACGCCGAATTGTTTAGCGTTGTGGGGTCAACGATGTTCATACGAAGCCGGTAAATATCCGACGACGTGTTGTAAGCGGCTTCGCCCGGCGTTGCAACGCGCGTGCCAGCTTTGACGCCAGTTGCGCCGGTACGTTGCAAATTGTCCATTGCAACAAACGTAACGTCGGCGTTCAGCTTGTCAGCTTGCGGAACGTTCAACGTAAATTCGTTCGCAATTGCGCCAAGCAAGTATTCGGATTGCATGCCGTCGTCGTCTTCGCCAAGCTGGCGTTCGATGTTATACGAACGACGAACGATAAGCGACGGTTCTTTTTCGTTGCGAAGAACGGAACCGAAGAAGATTTGAACAGTCTTGCCGGTTCCAGTATCGGAAACAGCGGCAAAAGTCGTATCGTTGAAATCAACATAACCGGAAGCAATCGCCGAAATACGGGCGTAACCGCTTGGGCAAGTTGCGAACTTCAAGCCGGAACCGTCGCCGCCTATAAACATCCATTCGCCGACAGTAAGGCCCAACGTCGTTAAGTTGGTTGCCGCCGAAGTCATGCGAATGGAAGACGTGCCAGTTACAACAATTGCAACGTCAGCGGTAGGGAATTGAAAGCCAACAGCTTCGATTTTCGCGGCGGCGGGCGGGCTTGCTTCGTCGGTTTTAACCGAAGTTCCGACGACAGTTGTTGCGGTTGCCGAAGCGACTTTATCCAAGCCGTTGTTTGCAGCGACGCCAAAGCCGGAAAACATGACCAAATGCCCGGCCTTGAATACGCCAAGACCCGACGCGGCGGCGAAAGTCTTTGTTGCGCCGGTTACGCCAGTTACGGGAATAACAACGCCGTTCAGCGGTTGCGTGTTCGGCTTTTCGCGCATATCAGCGAAGAAGAAGCCTTGCAACAGCCGTTGAATGTTCGTTTGGGTGAAATCGGTATTGAAACCGCCCGAAGCGTCAAGGTCGGTAATCGTACCTTTTTGACGTTGACGGCTGGAATTGATAGGGGCGCGCGCAACGGTTGAAAGTTCGCCGCCGAAATCGCTGTAAGAATTCGGTTCAAGACCGAACCAAACCGCGTCGGCTTCAGCCGTGCCGGGAAGCACTTTCAAACTTGCTTCTTCGGCGAATGCAAGCCCCGTAACGTTAGAATCAATTTTATTTGCCACTTTAAAAACTCCTTTAAGAAACTTCGTCGTATTCGTATTCGGCCACGACGTTAAACCGATACGCGCTTTCTTCCGGGGCTAACTCGTTGATTCGCGCGTTACGAAACCACACTTTACCCGAAGTTGTCTTGCCACGGAAGCTATTACGCGCAATGACCGCAAGTTTTCGCCCTTTGTCCATCGCTTCAACGTCGGATTTTGGGCAAAACAGTTGTACGAAAATCAAACCGTCAGCAGTATAACGCCGTTTGCCGTTGTTGTCGGAAAGCGTCGCTTGTTCTTCAAGAACGGTTTGTTGCGAAACACGCGCCCAAAATTTCGAAGCGTCGGGCGTTCCAGTTTCTTCAACGCCGGGCCAACGCACTTCGGGAACATAACCGGCAATTGCCGAACTATTCGCAACCCAAGCCGAATTAAAAAGCGAAAAGATTTGGTCGATTGCTTCGACGTATGTTGTTGTCATTGGTCAAACTCAATTGTATAAAGAATGATTTGACCGTTTGGCGAAAGCGGGTCGATTGATTTAATACGAAGCGTTTTACCGTCGCGTATTACAACGTCGTTCGCCGCAGGTTCAAAAGAAACAGCCGACATAAGACCTTGAACCGAACCCGTTGTAACTTCCGTGCCTTTTAAGTATCGAATCAGTTCTTGACCAACACGACCGGGCGGAAGAAAACAAATAACAACATTGTCGTAATCGGTCGGCGTGTCGGCGGCTGGCAACCAAGGCTTCGAAGTGTCGGGCGTATCAACGCCAGCTTTACGCCAAGTAACAGTTTGACCGTTCTTCGCAATTAAGCGTTTCGCTGTTTCAATCTGTCGGTCGAATTGACCCATGATTAAACCCGAACCGTTGTAAGAAACTTGCCCACACTACGGACACCGAACAGCGGGGCAAGCAAAGCTTCAACGGCTGTAATTTCAGGTTCGACGGAAACGCCGACCTTTTCCGAATATTCGGTAACAATCGGCCCGACTTCTTCTTTCTNNTTCTTGACGAATCCGCCGCTTCTTGTGGGCATCAACGTAACGCCCGCGTTCGCTTCCATTGCAAGGCGAATTTGCGCTTGCTTCAGAATCGACGGAATCACGGTCGGCGCAAGTTCAATACCGTCGATATAAACGCCTTCGCGCGGGAACTGCAATTCTTGTTCGGCTGATACCTTCGAACCTTGATACCGGGCGCGTTGCCCTTCCAAGTAATCAATTGACGTAATTAACAGCGCCGAAAGCGCCGTATCGTCGGTCGGAAGTGCTTTAGCGCGTGCCGTTGCGTAAGCGCGGGCTTCGGCAAGCGAAACGTAAGAATTCGCGCCCGAAATAATCGAACCGTCTTCAACTGTTATTGTCATTGCCGAAGCCCTTAAACGTTACGCCGGAACCGTAATAACGGCGGTCGCGGTAATGGTTTTGCCGGTTGCGTAAGTATGCGTCGCGGTAATCGTCGCAGTTCCAGCAGCAACGCCGGTAACAAGACCGCCCGCCGATACCGTCGCTTTTGCGGCGTCGGAACTTGCGTAAGTCGTCGTAACCGCCGTAACGTCAGCAAGCGTAAGCGCCGAAATATCAACGCCGTTTGCCTTCAACGCTTGAAGCTGTTGCGTCGCCAATGCTGCAACGTTTGCGGTTGCTGGAAGCAAGGAAAACTTCGAAGGCCGGGCCGTGTTGGCTTCGCCGTAATTGGTTTTCGCGTTGTAAGCGGTCGGAATCGTACCGGCGACGAAATCGCAAGCTTCAATGCCATACCCGAACGACGCATTTTCCGCACCATTGCGAACGCCAATCGAATAACCCGGCGTCGTAAGCGCGTTCAAAGCGTCAATTTGCGCTTGTTCGGCCCCGGTCGGAACTTTGCCAGCAATGAAGAAAAGAATTTTCTTTGTCATGGTTGCACCTTATTGGCCGGTCGGGCCGTTGGGTTGCCAAGCGA